GTGCCAGTGACGTGGCCATGTGCGTCGAAGCTGATGCCTGCACTCGTTCCAGCGGTAATGCTGTTTGTGTGCCCGAACTTGCCTGTGGTTTTGTCGAGGCCACGATCCACGCTGCTAGCGGTGATCTTGGCCGAGGTGACCGTGTTGTCGGTGAGCTTGGCCCCGTTAATGCCAGACGCGACCTTGGCGTCAGTGACAGCGCCGTCTTGAATCGAAGCCGTATCAACTGCCCCGTCTGCCAACTCGCTAGCAGCGATCGCATTGGGTGCGATCTGTGCTGCAGTCACACTGTCAGCGACTAACTTCGCGCCATCAATGCCGCTAGCCAACTTGGCATTGGTGATCGCCCCGTCCTGAACCGCTGCCGTATCGACGGCGTTATCAGCTAGTTCACTAGCAGTGATCGCATCAGGAGCGATCTGTGTGGCTGTTACTGAGTCAGTGACAAGCTTGCCGCCGTCAATGCCACTGGCCAACTTGACGTTGGTAATGGCTGCGTCTTGAACAGCAGCCGTATCGACAGCATCGTCTGCCAGCTCTGACGCCGTGATCGCGTTTGGTGCGATTTGGGCAGCGGTCACGCTATCGGCAACCAGCTTGGCTCCATCAATGCCAGTTGCCAGCTTGACGTTGGTGACCGCAGCATCTTGAATCGCAGCCGTGTCGACCGCGTCATTGGCAAGCTCAGATGCCGTGACTGCGTTCGCCGCAATCTCTCTCGCCGTAACCGAATCGGCGACCAGCTTCGCCCCGTCAATGCTCCCCGCCAGCTTGGCGTTCGTGACGGCTGAGTCCTGGATCGCTGCTGTATCGACAGCACTGCCAGCCAGTTCGCTAGCAGTAATCGCGTCAGGAGCGATCTCATCGGCGGTGACGCTGTTTGCCACCAGCTTCGAACCAGGGATCACCCCGTCGTCGATCAGAGTGACGCCCCTTTGGACAACACCCTTTAGCGTTATTCGCTTAGTCTCGCTCGCTGAATAATCCGCAATCGCCAGGTCATCGCTTGCCTGGGCATCGCCTGACCCCAAAGGGGGCAGCTCGGAGATCCTTAAGTCAGCCAAGGCACTGCGATACGACCGTTGGAGTCAGTCTATGTATCACGCCTGTCGGCTCAGTCCTGCTGCATGACCTCGATAAAGCCGCTCTGGTTGTCTTCCAGCCTGATGCGGCCCGCATCCTCTTGCAGCAGGTAGTTGCTAACGAAGCTGGTGCGTAGCTTGATCTCGCCTGTCGTCACATATTCAATGGTCGACTCGATCGGTTGGCCTGGTACAAAGGCCATCGCGATATTGGTGATCCGCGCCTCGAACTCATACCAGACAATGTCGTCAGTATCAAAGCGATTGCCGTAGGGCTTGTCACCGCGCCCAACTAGCGTCACCTTTGCCCAAAACTCACTCCCCAGCCTGGTGCGTATCAGCAGCTGATTCATGTAAATCGGCATCTCAAGGGCCGATGCGGTTGCGTCACCTGTGTTCGGGTCACACATCCGCCGCTCGTACTCGAAGAAGCAGGTAATCCGACCGCTGCCGCTAATCAACCCGCTGTACTGCCTGCGGAACTCCTCAGTGAGGCAGGTGATGTCAACGGCCTCACGCTCGGTGTTCAGCTCGAAGTCCTTAATCTGAGCAAGGATCCGCTCGTTGTTATTGCGGACCTTGATCTCGATCGGCACTGTCCGACCAGGATCCACGAGGTCAACGCGACCTGTCACCTCGCCTGAGATGGCCTCGTCAAACGTGCGATACAAACGGATCGCACCGACCTCGTCGACGAAGACGTACCAGATCCCATCGGGGTAAAGGACGTTATTCGGCCAGCCGCTTGGGTCGATGAAATCAAGCAGGCTGCCGTCCGTAGTTTTGATCTCACACTGATCGCCAGTGATCAGCATCCCCAGCGGGTAGTCAAAGCTAAAGCGGTCTTTGACAGGGTTCACGTCGGAAGCGGCGACGCTGCCGACAAACTTCTCGTCTACTTGCGAGCGGCGCAACTCAATGCAGCCACCCTCCCCCATTAAGACCGCCATGGATCACAAAGTCGTGGTGGTGTAGTCGCCATCCATCGTGAAACTGATTTCGGCTGACATCACCTCACCCGTCGAGCAGGTAATCGCGACGCTTGTGATGATGCAGGTGAACGCCAACAGTTTGTCGTCCCACCTCAACTGCATCTCACCCTTGGTGGGCTCTCCTGTCGTGACGCAGTTGTCGAGCGTGGTCCTAAGACTGGTGTCGTCGTCGTGATAAAACAACGACGCCTGACCTGTCGCACTCTTCAACCCTGGCTCGTATGTTCGCGCATAAATGCCAAGGTTGGTCGTTTCCATGGCGTCCACGTTGCCAGTGAAAGACCAGTTACGAACACGAGCAACGGATGCCCCAGCAAAAATCAGAGATCCATCCTTTCCGCTGAAGACAGCCATTTGTCAAAGCGTTGCGATGCCTGCAGTCTAGGTCGGGTCCAATCGGCCAACGAACCTGCATTGCAGCGTGGACATGCCAGGCAGCACGCTATCGACACCAGGCGGCTCTGCAAACCGCCAGCGCAGATTGCTGCCACCGACTTCGCGGATGTAGTTGGCTAGCTCAGCAGACGCACCAGCTGCCACGTTGCTTGTCGTGAAAGTCACCCAGTCATCAAGGACCATCGTGTCCTCGTACAGCTTCAAGACAGTGGCTGCCTCGGCGTCCGTGATGTTCTGGAACGTCAGCTCTAGCTCTGCATCAAACCGCCGGTTGCCATACCGCAGCGTGGTCGTTGCCCCATCCAGTGCAACGAACTGCACCTGCGGATATTGCCCAGGGCTATAGCGCCGACCGCTTGGGATAAGGGCAGGAAACGCAATGGCAGCCATTAGCTCTCTTCGATGATGAAGTGGCTGTCGTTCCAGTCCAGCGTAGCCATCGCCAAATCGTCAGACACTGGCTCGTGGCTAGCGGTTACTTCAATGAAGCCTTCGTCGCCGATCGACAAGGTCTCGATCTTATAGACGCGGTTGCTTGTGGTCGTGGTCGCCAACGTGTAGACGGTGCCGTGCAGGCTGGCCTCTTGGCATATGCCGTCAGAGACGAAGAGCAGCGACTCAAGCACCTCTGTCGTTCCAGGCTTCCAGTAGATGACTGGGTAGGCACCATCGGCCAACGGCTCGGCACTGACGATCATTCCGTCCGCTGTGATCACGCCATTGGCAAAGCGGTTGGTGTGGGTGCACTCGGAGACCAGACGGAAGTGCTCACCAGGGGCCAAGTTCAATGCGCTAGCAGGGGTGGTCTGGAAGCTGATGCTGTGGTCCACCAACTGGCGCAGGCGGAGCGCCATCTTCGCGAAGGTCAGCGCTTGCTCCCGCTGCGTGCAGAAGCCTGTCAGGTCAAAGTTCTCCTCGGGGTCCAGATCACTTCCCCCTTCTGCATCATTCAGTCGGATCGATAGCAGCTTCTCTTCAGGGAAGCCATTCAGCTGCTCCTGGCGGTACTTGACCACGGCCTTGAACAGGCGGCGCTCTTCAGGCAGCAGCCAGGTCACCTTCAGGTCGCGAATATTCCCGTCAGTGAATAGCGCCTTGATGTCGACCGGTCGCGTCGCGTCAATATTGAAGGTGACGGGGTCATAGGTACAAGTCGGTGCAAGGCTGAAGCGACCGCCCAGGATCGTGAAGTCCAGCAGTGCATATCCTGCGTTCTCGTATATGAAGTCCCGCTGGTTCACCGCCGAACCAAGCACCCCGTCCCAGGTGAAACCGTTGGCGCGGCAGTACCGCGCAGCGATCGTCATCCGATCACGGTCCACCGCTTGGCGGCCAACAAACTTGCCAGCACCCCACTCTTCATTGGTCAGCAGGGCGTAGGCAATCTCGGCAAAGTTATTCGTCGGCCCCTGGAGCGTTGTTGTCGGGTTGCCGTTGTCATCAATCAGGCGCTCCACCACGACGCCCTTCTGCACATAGGCGCTCAGCTGAGCAAAGCTGGCCCACTCCTTGCTAGAGCTAAGCCGCAGGCCAACCAGCGCGAGGTTCTCGTACTGCGGACCAGGCTCATCCTGCTTCAGCTGTTCGTTCACATAGACGATGCTGTGCTCAGGCCCGTCCAAGTGACTGCTGCCTTCTGCGTCGTACTTGTAAATATCGATGACCGCGTCGTAGGGGTTCAGGCTTGAGGTGGTCAGCTCAGACTCGTCGGTCGTAATGGTGAACGCGTATGTGATGCCGTCATCGGTGACTGTCGGCTTGTCCTTATACGAATAGCCCGTGCCGCCTGTGACAAGCTCAAACACGCGGTAGCCATTGCTGTAGCGCGTCACGCGTATCTGTCCGCCAGTGCCGCTCTCGGCCACAACGTTGTAAACGGTGTTACTGACAGGAGGAGTATCTGGCCACTTGAAACCGTCGCCCTGGTTGTTCTTGGGATTGATGCTCTTGATA